CGGTATCTATTACTGTAATACAGCAACGGACAAACAAGCCAAAGCCGAAGAATGGAACGACGCCCGAAGACAAGCACTGTTGAAACATGGTGAGGGTGCTAATTTAAAATAAAATCAATTAATTAGTATAATCAAATAAATTTTTGTATATTTGTAATACCTATCATTCATTCATGTATAAAATCATAAAACATATTAACGCCCCGTCTCTGGATGCAATACCCTCCTCCGTGAATGTATTGATAGGTCTTCCATTGTTCGGGGCTTTATATTTTGATACCATGGAGAGAATATGTGGAATTTATAAAATTACTAACCCTAATGGAAAAGTATATATAGGGCAAAGTATTGATATTATAAAGAGATTTAAACAATATAAAAGTGTCGACTGTAGGTTTCAAACTAAATTACTTAGGTCATTATTAAAATATGGAGCCATAAGTCATTCTTTTGATATTATCTGCAGATGCAAGGCTGTAGAGTTAAATAATAAAGAAAGATATTATCAGGAGTTATTTAATGCTGTTGGTATAGATGGTTTAAATTGCATGTACACAAAATCAAGTGATAAAAGCGGGGAGATGAGCTTAGAGACAAAAGCGAAGATGTCAAAAAGTAGGACAGGAGTAAAAAGACCAAAAGGGTATATGGAAAATTTAATATTTAATAATACTGGATGTAAGCGCAGTATAGAGTCTAGAAAGAAAATGTCAATAGCTCAAACTGGGAAAAAAAGAACTATTGAAAGTAGGCTAAAGCAATCAAAGACATCAACAGGTAGGAAGGTTTCTGAGGAATCAAAAGAAAGAATAAGGAATGTAAGTGGGAAAAAAGTTATATGTACTGTCTCTAATATGATATATAGGTCTGCAGCAGAATGTGCAAGAATTAATAATCTCGCATATAAAAATTTTGCAGCACAATTGAAAAATGATAAAAATAAAAGGAAAAACAATACTAATTTTAAATATTTATAGTTATGAAAAACAAAATTGAATACGACATTGACTCAATGCAGTATAGAAAGTCGTCACATTTAGCCTCCGTTGACGTTGAAATGATTATCGCTGAAAAAGGCGAATGTGTTTTAACAATAGAAAATTGCCGATATGAACGAGGCGTTATGGTTAACGGAACCGAAACCGACGCATACTACATTAAATTTGTTGAGCCGGTAAAAGAATTACTTGCTATTTCAACAAACAGAAAAACCATTGGTGATAACTTTAGAGCAGTTAAAAAATGTACATCCGTTGAAAGCCGTCGAATAAAAGATTGGGCTGGGTTTAAAATCAGTCTTATAGTTGATGAAAATGTAAAAATGAGAGGCAAAATTGTCTCTGGAATCAGAATCAAAAAAGACTACCAACAACCAAAACCAAAAACCCTAGACCAAGCCAAAGCAGCCTTTACGAAAGTAACTGACCGCACCAGCTTCGTACAGGCTATGACAACCTATAAGGAATTTATGGGTAATGTCGAAATCCAAACTAAATGTACTGAATTGTCTAAATTGTACCCAAACCCAGTTAAAAATTAAACATTATGAAAATTAAAGTAGAAGTAGATTTAACAGATTTTTATTCAGAAGAAGAAGAGTCTTTATCGATGTCAGAAGAGATAAAAAGTTATGTGGCTTATCAGGTAAAGTGTCAAGTTTTAACAGATTTTAGAGAGAAAATTAATAAAGACTTTAATGAAAAGCTAGTTGAAGCGATTGAAAAAGAAAAAGAGGCGCAAATTAATGGAATCATTAAAGAAATTATTTTAACAGAAAAAGTAAGAAAGCGTTACCATAGTGATGAACTTATTACAACTGCCGAATATGTAAAAGATGAGCTTAAAAGAACGGTATTAAATCAGAATGAAATTAATCACCATGTTAATTCAGAAAAAAGCAAACTTGAAAAAGATATAAAAAAGCAAGTTAAGAATATTTCTGCTGAATTAAAGGATAGATATGACTTTCTCTTCGCCTCTCAGATTGTTACTAAGCTTTCTGAAAATGGCATGCTTAATAAAGATGTCGCCAAATTATTATTAGACAGTAAAATAAAAGAATAACCATGACAAAATCAACTTTTAAAATCTATCCCGATATAATACAACAGACAGACGCATGGTTTGAGCTGAAGAATGAAAAGGTAGGCGGATCAACACTGTCAGATGTTATGACAAACTTAAGTAAACCAGTTGAAGAAAATGCTATCTTCTTTAGATTGCTTGGCGAAAGAATGGAAGAATTTGAAATAGAAGAGGGCGGATATACAAGTAATGCTATGGAAAATGGCAACATATACGAATCTGAAGCAGCCGATTTGCTCGAGCGCGTATATGGTAAGAAATGTTTTGAGATAGGATGGGCACAAATAAATGACTTTGTAGGCATATCACCTGACCGACTACTAGGTGAAATATCAGAAAATGTCGAAGAGGCTGCTGAATTTAAATGCCCCGAAAAGACAATGTATGCAAGGTATGTATGTAATAATAAGTTGATGCTTGATAATAATGTATGGCAAATAATAGATTATTTCTTGGTATTTAAGAATCTAAAAACCTTATATTTTATGGCATATAGAAAAAGGAATAAAATACTTAGCCATGTACTTTATAAAGTAAAACGAGATACTATAATAAACATCTCAAAGACTAAAGCCTATCCTGTATCAGAACTTGTTACAATGGCAGAAAAAAGAACGGGTGAACTCAAAACAGCCCTTGACAATAAAATAGAATCATTAAAAACGCCTAAATTTTAAAACAAAAATGACAACAGAAAAAAACAAAACACAAGTAGTAAAGTTTGAAACTCCTGAAATGGGAGCAATAGAGCCATCAAAAGCGCGAATTATCAAAGACGCATTTAACCCAATGGTAATAATGTTAGATGAATTTGAGCAGAAATATAACGAAGTTATAAAAGAAAAAGCAGGAGGTATTACGCCCGTTCTTGTAGCAAAAGCCAAACGCATACGTCTTGATATTGGTAAAGTAAGAGTAGCAACTGGTAAGCTTAAAGACAAACAAAAAGAGTATATTAAGCTCGAAGATAAGGCAATTATGAGCGTCCATAATTTATTGGTTTGGGCTGTTACTGAAAAAGAAGATAAACTAAAAGAGATTGAAGACCATTTTATTATACAAGAAAAAAATCGCCTCGAAAAATTACAATCTGACAGAGCTGAAAAGCTATCTCTCTATCTTGAAGATGCGCACGAAAGAAAGTTAAGTGATATGGATGAGGATGTATGGCTTGCTTATTTCGGAGCTAAGAAAAAAGAGCATGAAGATAAAATCGAAGCGGCCAGAATTGTTGAAAATGAGCGCATCGAAACAGATCGTAAAAAGTCGCTGCATATTAAAAGATTAAGCGAAATTAAACACCTTGCTCAGTTCTTTGATATTGGTACATTCTTAGGTGATATGGTAGAAATTGAATGGACTGAATTTGTCAGTAAAATTGAAGCCAGTAAAGTCGCATATGACACCGAGCAAGAGCGTGTCAAAAAAGAGAATGAGCGACTAAAACTCGAAGCCGAAAAAGCAGAAAAAGACCGTTTAGAAACTGAAAAAGTAGCTAAAAAAGAACGTGAAGAGCTCGAAGCAAAAAACAAACTTGAAAGAGAAAAAGCAGCTAAAGAAGTTGAAAAACAACTCAGAGAAAAACAGGCGCTTCAAAGAAAACTTGATGCTGAAAATAAGCTAAAAGAAGATGCTGAAAACAAACGTATTGCAGATGAAAAAGCCGCAAAACTCGAAGCCGAAAAAGCAGAAAAAGACCCTATAAAAACCAAGCTTAAATTATGGGTAAACGGTTTTGATATAACAGCACCGCCAGAAGCAAACAAAACTACATCTGAAATTGTGGCTAAGTTTGATGCTTACAAAAAATGGGCTGTTCAACAAATCGAAAATATCTAAAACCATGCCAACCCCACCCCCACCAACCCGTCAAACCATAGCCTACCTAAGATCACTGAGTAAGGCGAACACCACAACGGTTGTACTGACATCAGATATTCCACGCCTTTCAGAACTGAGATTTACAAA